TGTTTTGCCGAAACTTGTGACAGACCGAAGTTCTTAGCCAGTGACTTTCCCACGGTTTCGGCCTTTTTAGGGATGCCGGAAAACACCGCTTCAAATTTATTGACCGTCTCAGTGGCGTCGGAGAATTCTAAGACAGCACCCTTGAGTCCACGAAAGATAGCACGCGCTCCGAAAGCAACGGCAAACATGCCACCAACCTTCATGGCTACGGCGCCAAGTCCAAGGGTTTTTTTTCGGGCAGTGCGCAGCCCACGTTCAAGAAAGTCAAGCCGGGCACTGACTTCCACAAAAGCATCGCCTACTTTAGCTGCTTGCGCCACTGGCCTCGTACCTTTCGATTTCTGGCATGACTTCCCCGAACACGTCGAACCGGCCATCGCGGTCAGGGTGGAGCGCAGAAAGCCTACCAATCGCAGCAGTCATCTGCTGCGCCTGTGCGTCGTTTTCCTCGTCGCTCTTTGTCGCGTATGCAGGGGCGGCACCATCTTGCGAATGCCCCATCTGCCTTTCCAGTGCGGCCCGGTAGAACCAAAATTGCCCAGCCGTCACAGTGGCCACCACATCAGGCGACCAGTGCATGTGCACGGCTACTTCTGCTAGTGCTTCTTTTGTGGGGATTTTTTTTTATCCCCGAGGATAACGCCCAGAGCTACCACCATTTCGGCATTGGTTGCTTCCCTGAATATGTCGCCTACATGCTCCACGGTCATTGTGGGCTGGTCCTCGATCAAGGCTGCTTGGAGGATTTCGCACATCAACCGTGTTGAGAATGCATCGCTTTTATTCAGTTCGGCCTCGCCAAGCGCTTCCAATTCCCCTCCTTGTGGCAGGGTGTTTGTCTGCGCGTTGATATACCCCATCGAGTCACCATTCAGCCCGGCAGCCACGATATGGATAAGGTCCACACGCTGCTGCAACACGTACTGCTCCGCAATAGAGGAAATGGCAAGTATCGGCAGGCGCCGCACTTTGTAACGATTGCCGTCCATTGCCACCTGCACCGGCTTGTTGGTGAACTCGCTAGCGCTCATGCTATCACAGTTGTCAGTGCGCCCGTACCCTGGAACGAGTATTGCCACTCGGTGCGGCCTTCAACGGTCACAGCTACCGGCTCATTGGTGATGATGACCGAGCCCGTAAGAATGGGCGCTCCTGCCGATGCCACTGCACCAACCTGGAACGTACCCGCCTGCGCACCGCCTACGGCTACAAGCGCATCGTAAAGCAGGGATGTGAACGAGCCAGACCAACCCTTCAAACCTTCCACGTACTCATTGTTTCCGGCGCTGTCCATTGATGTTGCAAGGATTGCCTCGACGGGTCGGTCGACGCTCCATGCCGTGACTTCGGCCACCGTGCTGGCGCCGATTTTGACTACTCCCGCTTTTCCTGTAACCGCTGCTGTTACCATGATTTGCCTCCTATGCTGCAGCCTGATCTATACCAACCTGATACTCGAGATGGAGCGCCCAACCTTCCACGGGCTCCTTTATGAGATCACCGAAATCTGTACGCATCATTTGGAAGTGCGTGGCCGTGCCCTGCGGCGTATCCGCCAGGGTCAGCAGGGCGTTATCAAAAGCGTTGACAAACTCATCCCGAGCCACCATCAGCCCCTGATGCCCGTCCTCGTCGATGCTGAACAGCGAAAACTGAATCACCGGCATTTCAAGATGCCCATCCAAGTGGTGCTCCACAAAACCGCCCAAGGGGAGGATGGTGCCGTAGATGCCCGTGGCGGCGTCGTCGCGTGTCTTGGGGGCTTCATTCAGCCACAGGCCGCCAGGCACCTCAGCGCGAACGTCGGCACACGTAGCGCTATCCCAGAAGGTTTGTACTGCTTTCAAGAATGATTCCATCCGTTAAACACTTATTCGTTTACTGATTAGCCGCCGCAGGTGTTTGCGTTTCTTCCGAAGCGCTGGTCGTAGGTACGGACGCGGAAGCATGTTCCTGGTCCCGAACTCAAGCCACATCGCGTATCCAACCGACTGCGCGTTGCCGATACCCGTACCTACTCGCCTTGTGAAGCGGGATCCCATAGGCCGCTTCCACCCGATGTTGCGCTTCAAGTGGCCGGTGTCGACGTTGGGCGGACCCCAAACTGCACTACGATTACCTGCCCGATCCGATTTGGTAGCGCCGCTGCGCTTGCCAGTGACTCCAGAGTTTCCAAAGCTGCCCTTGATATGGCCCTGCAGCATTATCGCTGCCGCATCCAAGTTACGATCCATTCCGGCCCGTACTATTTTCATGTACTTCTCGCCGTACCATTTTACTGTCGCGCCAGACATTATGTGCGCCTCGCTACGATGGCCTCGATGTGGTGGTCGGTGCTGGCACCGCGTATGATCTCGACGTTTTCAACCACGTAGGTTTTCTCATCCAAAACCACCCTGTCCTCGTTGTCGATGGTCACGTCAGGGTCCAGGAATAGCAGGTGGGCATCCCCGGAGGCTTCCCGTCCGAGAAAGAACTTTTCTTGCCCGCTCAACACTTCCAACCGGCAGGCGGCATCGTTGTGGCGCGTTTTCCATACCCGCGTCGGCCCGCCTGCGGTGGAGCGGGTTGTCGTCGGGGTCTCGATCTTGCAGGCCCGGTCCTGTAGTGCTGTAAATGACATCAGATAATTTTCATACTGCGGTGGTTCAATAGCCCGGCCCGGTTGTCGCGGATGGCCTTGTCGATGATGGCGTGTGCACTGTCGCCCATCGTGTAGGAGTAGTTCTTGGTTTTCTCGCTTTTCAGCGCACCAACCCGCTGCGCGGTGGACTCGTACACGGCTTTGATAATGGTGTTGGCGGTCAAGGTCAAGTCCTCGGGTACATCGCCATTGGAGGTCAGGGATTCGCCTGCCACGTCATCTACCGGCAGCGTGTACCCGGCCTTGTAGTGGATGAAAAGGTTGTTCGTCCCGCTTGGCCAGACCGTCAGGCTGCGCCTGCTGTTCAGGTAGTCCCACCCGATCTCTAGTTCGAGCACCCCGTCCGTTTCCAGGTTGTAGGCAATGTCATCAGAGCTCACCTGATCAGGCACTTCGATGGCGGCAAAGTTGGGGTCAAGCGCCCACTCCGCGTGCAGGGGCTTGATGGCTTCGGCCGGTTGATTGCCCATGCTGCCGTACACGGTGGCGGTCCACCCTGATACAGTGTTGATTTGGGCGATCAGCAGGGTAACGGTCTTGTAACTGGAAAGCACAATGGCGGTATCCGTTACCACGCCCGTGGTTTCGTGAATGCTTTGCAGGTGTATGCTGCCCCCGTGCACGCTCACGCTCGCCCGACTGCCACCCGTGAACTTGGCTGTAAAGGCGCTCTGGCTGGTGAGGCTGACTTCCCATACGTTGATGAGGGGAAAGTTTGGCAGGTTCAGGAAGTTGGTGCCGGTGCCGTTGACCCAAGCGAAGTACGTAGTGGCCTCGAACACACGGCCACAATAGTTTGCGATCCTCTCGGAGACCGCGACAACCAGCCTATCAATAAGCTTGCGTTGCTCGTCGGTGCAGGATTTTATCTGCGCGAACTCTCTGAACAGGTGCGATGTTGTCAGGTTTTTCGCCACGTCGCTTTTTCATCCTCTCGGCGCTGTGAATTTTCTTGTCCGCAGCGGGGCTTGTTATCGCCATCGTAGCCGCCTTTTCAGTCGTGCAGAATACCACCGCGCAAAATCGTATTGGCGTGCGATGCCTTCAATTGTATTTGGTTGGTGGGGTGCAGTCTGAGCATGCAGAACTCACCAGATTTCAGCCGTATAAAGGGGTAGAAATTCGCGCCATTGCCTGCGCCGATCTCAACGTACACTTCCTCGCTCACTGGGTTGGTGTCGGTGTTTAAGAACCACGATATGCCATTTGTGCCAGCGGGGTATGCCACGTCGCTGCTGACGTCAAAGGCTTCCATCGCAGTGCCAACAATCTGCACCACTTCATGGCCGACAGGTACGAACTGCGTAATGGTTTTACTGCCGGGGTCGAACTCGATCTTGAGCAACCCGGCCTCAAGGATGACCTCGGCGCTTTGCTCAATCTCGTCAGCGGCGAGCACAGGGCGGGCCACGAGAAAAACACCCCCGTATACAAGCACACAGGCGCTGACAATTGTCACGATAACGGCGGGGCGTTTCATTGCTCGATTGTAACCTTCAGGGGTTTGTCGTCGTTGCAGTCGCCCTGCACTTCACGCCGGGTACCACCGGGGTCCACTAGATTGACCACGAACCGGCCTGGTGTGCGCCTGACGGTCAGCAATGAAGCGGCCTCAGTAAGCGGCAGCACCTGCTCGTCGGGGCTGTCTACGCCCCTGTCAGCCTTCTTTTTGGCGCTCATTGCGTTACGGTGATCTTGAACGGCTTGGTCGGGCACATACCTTCTGACTTGAACCGCTTGCCATCGGCACCCACGCCACTGATGGCGTATTTACCATCGAAGTTATGTTTGAGACCGATGTCAAAATTGAGGCATTCGCCGCTGAACTTAACCTCTGTACGCTTCACCGTATCCTTTGGCTTGGCGTCGGCCACCTTTTTCTTGCCTTTACCGGCAGTGGTTTTCCTTTTTGCTACCATGATCGCGCCTCCTGAAAAGCACCTACCGGGTCGGAGTCAATCGACCCGGTAGGTGTGAGCATAACGACTATTCTATTTCAATCAGTCCGTGATTGCCGAAACACGCGGCAGTCCACCCTGATACCGGCCACGATAGCCGAGATATAACGCATCCACGTCCGCTGCCGTGGGGTCGGTCATATCCAACCTGAGCACGTCAAAGTCGTTCTCCACGTCCAAGTCCGAAGCCTTGACTTCGATCACGTACAGCAGGTTCTTGCTATTCGTGGCGTCCGTAGTGAACGTGTCACTTGTAACCGTTGTCTTTACCAGCGTGTCGTTCGCCGCTGTATCCTCATTGGCATACATCGTGGCGAACGCCAGCGCCTTTTCGCCGGTCAGGTCGACAAGCGTGCTCTGTTTAAGAGTTACCGCTGAACCAGTTACGGTCGTAGCGTTTTTTACTTTGATCACGATAGCGACACGATCCCATGTCTTCATGGAAATTGCGTCCTCAAGTCCAAGCGGCGTCGGCGTTGGTGCGATTGCATCTACAAAGTGTAGATTTTCAACTGACAGGTGCATATGCATCCTCCTGGTTATGCAGGTTTACGGGGCGGTTAAAACCTAACCCCAGTCTTGTTTACGCGCTTATCTAGCCGCAATCGTGACCGTAGGCGCCCACGTGTTCGTGGACTTCTGACGGGTGAACGGTGCGGAATAGCGCGGTTGGCCATCCGTATACTTGATGATCCGGAATACTTCCTTGCCGGTGTCAAAGTGCAGGTGCATACTCTGCGCGATTTCAGGCCCGCGCCTGTCGTCGGCAATGAGGTAGTCCTTGCAGTCGACCAAGATCATGTCGCCAGGCGTACCCGCCGCAGGGCAGTGCTCGGTATCGACAAGCGGCAGCCCGTAAATGCTCATCTGTGGGCTGTTGGCCAGTTGCTGCACCAATCCTGCCGCCGAGCCACCCGCTGTCCCTACAGCCCTTTCGAGGCTCGCCAGGTCATCCCAGAGGTCGGTGTGGTTATACAGCCACTTAACGCCATCGGTGCCGCGCCTGCGGAACTGCCCGAACATCTTATCAATGTTCTCGCTGACCACCGTTGCCGCCGTCTGTCCACCTTCTGCCGCGACCTCAACCTTGCTCGGCGAATTGAGCAGGCCGAGAGGCATACCAGCGCCAGTGCCGTTAATAAAGCCGTCATCTTCCTTCCAGCCCATCGCATCAGCCAGCTTGGGCAGGATAAACGATCCCACGGCAATGGCGCTAAAACGCATCATCTTATGCGTCACCTTGGCCATTGCCGTCAGAGCGTTCAGGTTCAGGCGGATTTCCTCCCAGGTCACCTTGCTCTCGGTCAGTGTGGCGTCCTCGCCCTTCCAGTACGTCTGAACACCGCCGTAGACAAGATTCGAGGAATGGTCGTAGTTCTTGGGCTGCGGTAGCTCGATGCTGTCACTACCAATCTGGATGATGGTTGCGCTCGGCCGGATCACGGCAAACTCGAGCGCCGCTTCATTCAGCATCAGGCTGAACTCTGTCGGCACCGTAAACCCACCATCGCTATCCACGCCAACCTGCTGCACGTCGCCGGTGGCCTTTGTGACGAAGCCTTTTTCGATGGCGTCGTCGATGATCTTCTGGCCACGGTCATGGCACGCCTGCAGGCGCAGGGGCGCAGTGCCACCCTTGACACCGGCTTCAAAAACGTCCTTGGCAAACTCGCCGAGCCCGCATGTCAGCTCATCCTTGGTGTGCTTGCGCTGGCGCTCGGGACAGTAGCCCCAGGTGCTGTCGTCATCGGATTTATCATGCACTTCAATGTGCACGTGCTTGTTGGCGGCCAGGGTGCTCTTGTTTTCCTCGAGGAACCCCTTGACTGCATCGCTGATGGCCTTGGTCGTAGCCTCATCAAGCGCCGGGTCGTTAATGGCCTTGCTTTCGGCTTTCTCTCCGATGCCATCGGCCAGCATTTCGCCGTACAGCTTCTTGTCGGTCAGTTCAACAGTGTCGCCGGTTTTGAATGCAGTACCAGCGGGGTCGGTCCAGTTCTGGAGAAGTGTCAGTAAGTAATTCATGCCTGCTCCCTCGTGTTTTGAGGGTCACGGTCTGCACCGTTGCGCCTAATAGGTTAGGCTTGCAGGCTCTCTGCTCGGGCTTCCAACGCGGAAGTGCTTAAGCGTGACGCTTAATTAAATTGTCTCTATCGTCAAAGACGGGTTCTACACCCGGCCCATACTCAATGCAAGAACATTCGTGACTTCGGTGGAAACTTTCTTCGCGCGGGCGTGCACGTCGTCACTGGCGGAGGATACCAGCTTGACCGTGGGCACGTACTTGCGGGCGGCCAGAACCTTTTTCGCCACTGGTGCGGGCGGCGGATCGGGCTCGCTGGTGTGGTCTGGAATATCAAACGACTTCCTCATCACCACTGCATCGGCGGGCGTAATCGTCTTTTCCTCAAGCGCCGTTGCCAGTGCTTGCTGAATGGCATGGGGGTTCGCAGGCACTGGTACGATAGACGCTTCCAGCAGGGACCAGCGCCGAATGAATGCGTCGACTTTGTCACGGTTCTTACCGAACTCCTTCCACTTGTCCACGGCCATTTGAACCAACTTGGGCCAGTCGCTGTCGCCCTTGCGTACGATGTCCAGGGGGATAAAGCCCACGGATGCGGAGAGCGGCATGAACTTGGACAATGCCAAGTACCTGTCCCCTTCGTCCGTGGGCGCAAATTCGATGTCAAACTTTATACCGTACTCATCGACCTCAATACTCGAAGCCTTGCCAATCTGTGCCTGCGAGTAGTTGTGCCCCTCAAGGATAACGGGACTGCGCTTGAAGTCCTTCACATCGGCGCCAGCGGGCATCAGCACTTCGTTGTCGCGGTCCATGTCCCTGGTGCTCACGTACATGGTGATGGTGCGCTCACCGGCATCTGCACGCTTTACCAGGACGGCCTTGGTCTGGTCGCGGCGCACGGTGTGGTCATCGGGCTTGGCAAACTGCTCCTTGATCGAAGCCAGCACCTCACCGGCTATCACCTTTTCCATCCCGAAAAGCAGGTCTGATAATCTCATCTTTGTTTTCATGTCATTACCTCTAGTTGTGGTGTCATCGCGGTATTGATCTCACCCAAAGCATTGGTCAGCTCCGATTTAGCGACCTCGTTGATGCTGTACTTCCAGTTGTTCCCGCCATCGTTGATGGCTCGGCGGGGCTCAAGGGTCATCGCGGCCTTAAGCTGCTTGTGGACATCGTCGGGATTGATAATGTAAATCTCACACCCGCTGTCGGCCATGTACCATGTACCACGCAATGTCATTGCACGTTCGCAGCGGTTTACCTCTGCGCATGATCCTACTGCCGGGGCAATAACGGGGCAGCCCGCTGCTTTGGCTTCGATAATTGGCAGGCAAAAGCCTTCGCCGGTCGATGTCACCAACAGCACGTCGGCGGCATTGTACATCCAATTCAGGTACTCGCTTGTCAGGGTGCCGGTCACATAATCGTACTGCGGCGGGTAAGCCATGCAGCCCGCCAGGCCCCAACGCTCCACCATCGGGTACAGGTTCATCCCTCCATGACAGGTGCCGTGCATGTCGGTATGAAGGTACATGCGCACATTCGCCTTGCCACTGCCGATTGATAGCGCCTTGAACCCTGCCAGTGCTGCGCCAAAGTTCTTGCGTGGCGGGGTGCTGTGGTTGGTTGCGTTCATCATTACGATAAACGTATTGTCATCCACCAGGCGCCCGGTCACCTTCTCGAATAACTGCCGGGCTTCACTACGGTCAACGGGCTTGAACACATCAGGATCATAGGCCAGGGGTATGTATAGCGGGTCAAAACCAGCATCCTCCAGTAATCCTTCAGTGTGGCGCGTTGGCGCTATGGGTCTTTCACAAGCCTGCAGCGTGGCTACCGTGGCCGGATGCAAGGGATACTCATGAGCCATCACCCACGGGAACCAGCGCACCTTTTCAAACACCTGCGGCGGGCATATACAGATGTCACACATGCTCATGACGATGTCGGGCTGATAGTCGGCCACGTGGCTGAGAAAGTAGTCAGCGCCCATGAGGTCAGTCTTGGGCCCGCTGCTGTAGTTGAGGACGCTATTCTCGTCGATGCCGTTGCACCACTGGTCGAGGATTGCCGAAATCGCAACTTCATGGCCCATCTGTTGCAGTTTTGGCACGAAAAGCCCCGTTTGTGTGCCGAAACCCGTCTTTATCCTCGATGGAATGCCGTGCCAGAGGATTTTCATGCTTCGATCAGTTGTGGCTGTATGTCACACCGGCAGTTAGGGTGCAGGGGCGGCCCTTGCACATCCAAGTACTCGTGCTTGAGCGTGATTTCCTTACCCTCAAAATCCACTGTCTGATTAGGGCCGTCCGGAGTGAAGAACCTGCCGCCTAGCTCCAGCACCTTTCCGTTCATGTCCAGACAGAACGGGCAGCCATCGCCGTTGGCATCCCACACCTTTGCGCTCACTACACCGCTTTCCTGCCATTCCATCTCCTGCCCAAGCATTTCACCACGGGCTGTCTCGGTGCGGGCAACCCGTTCAGCCCGGTAGCCCTGCCAATCGGTGCCGAGGCTTTCGATCCGCTTGGTTATCTCGGGTATTGATTCGCCAAGCTGCTCACCCGTCACCACGGCCTGCTTGAGTGCGTCCCTGGTGGTGGCGTTGACGCTGTTGGCGAACTTGAAGCTGTTGGCGCGGATGGCGGCCTCTACAGCGGGGCGGTCAATGAAATCCGTGAGCTCTATTCCCAGCTTGGTGGCCGCCCGGCCAGCGCCGAAAGTAACCTGCTCTGTGAATATGCCTTGCGTGAGGTTGACGATTTCTTCGGCCCAGGTGGGGCTTGCTACCCAATCAAAGGCGGCCTGCAGTGCTTGGCCTGCTGCTTGGTTAACGGACTGCAGGGCAAGCTCGAATTGCCTTGTCCATACACTCGACAGCGCCAGGGCGATGGCCTTTTCCGCGTCACTCAGTGGGGCATTACGTCCGCCCGTCAATTCTACATCACCATCCGCCTTGACTAGAATGATCGTCGGCCCTGTTAAAGTGCCCCGCTTGGCGCGGTTACCCTGATGGTGGCGCCGGGGGGGGCGGCGCCCTTTATCGGGGTCAGGCAGCAAACCAGTTGCGCCAAGCGGAACAAGATTACCGGGTACCATGCCAACGTCGCCGCCGTCAACGGGCTCCATGCCACGGCGTTCAAGGATACGGTTAAGCGGCAGGCCGTGCTTCATCAGCATTTCTTCATCACGGCGAAGCTGCTCTACATCATCGTCGACAATGGAATCGAATGCGACAAATAGTCGCGGTTCGTTGTAGCGGGGCATCAGCTTTTCATTGAGGCGCTGCTCAATGCGCACCAACGTGGGCGTTACCCCGTACTGCTCCCATAGGTAGATGGCGCCGCGTATGTTGGCGGTATTGGCGTTGGGTAGGTACATGGCGGGGTGCTGGCCAAAGCCGTTGATAATTTCCTGCTTGCGCCACTCCCGCCCGCCCAAAAAGGCCATTTCACGCGGTGACCACTGCACCGGCTTGATGTCGAAGTCCTCGTCAGCTATCAAAGGCGCCCGCATCTTAGCCGCTATGTGCAGGGCATTGCGCCAAGCCACCATAGCGTTGCGGCGTGTGCGTGCATCCATTGACCCGGTCTTGTACTGAATCAACATCTGCTGCAGGCCGTGGGTATCAGCCATGTAGGTCTCGAACTTATCAAAGGATTCACTTCCCTCAATAGCCCAGAACTGCCCCTCGACGCGGCTCATGCCGTACCACATATCCTTGGGATTGAAGAACTTGAAATGTATGATCTGGTCAGGGTCAAAGGCAATGCGCTGCGTTGGGTTGCGTCCGTACAGGTAGCCCTTGATGAACTCATCGGCGTCGGGCACGATTTTCATGTACTGCGCTTGTAGCGCCCACAGCTCCATCGGTATGCCATTCGGCCCGTCTACCACGTGCCAGTACGCATCACCGGCCAGGTCCAGGTAGAGCGACAGTGACTCCATCAGATCGTTCTGGTTGTGGTGCGGGTTGACTTCGCGCAGTAGCTCTAGCACGGGGTGGTCGGTGATTTCCTCCACGTCCTGAGCGGCTTTGAACATGGGGAGGCTGTTAATCGATGCCCGCTTGCTCAGGCGCTCGTGTTCCTCCTTGCTGATGGGGCGGCCTATGTTGCGGCCAAAGCGTGCACCGGCCCGGCTCTCACCAGTGCCACGGGCGGCGAACACCCGTAACGTAGCCCCTGATACTGCGGAAGAATTTTTGTTCGCGCAGGTGTACGCCCACTGGCGGTACCGTTCAACCTCACGGACTTTGTCGGATTGTGGGGATTTGGGCTGCCCTGACAGGCGGTCAGTCAGCGTCATGCTGCCGCGTACGGCATCGCCTGCGTCCTTGATGGTGCGCAGGTTTGAGAATGCTGTGCGGACGTCAGCGAGTAATTTGACCATACGCTAAACCTTGTCCCAGGCGGCGGGGTCGTTTATTATGCGTTCTTCACGCTCTGCAGGGGTTTCGTCGCGCTCGCACTCTGTGACGTCTGCAAAGCGTTTGTCAAGAACTTCCTGCCGCTGCGCCGCTTTATCGGCCAAGCGTTGTGCGAACCGTTGTATTGCGGAGGATTGTTTCTTTGCTGTCATTGATGCCGTATGGTGTCGTGAATTGATCCGCTAGGCGGTGCCTTGTGTGCGTTAGGGAACTCGTGCCCTGACAATTCTTTCATGATTCCGTTCATCATAACACACAAGGCAACACACAATAAGGCGACCACAAACACGATCCCGACTCTTTGCAGCTTATTCATGGCCCGCCTATACCGTGGACCGGGTTGCTCAATATGAAGGCTTCCCATAGCCGCTGCCCGATAGCACCGCAGGCATGAAATGCGGCGACAAGAACCAGGTAGGAACATATAACCGTGATTGACCAAACTATTTCTGGCGGTGTTGTTCTACGTGGAACATTCATGCCTGTTCGTTTCCACCTGTCATGTTCTCGTAAATGTACTCCTGCTCGTGCTTGAACAGGCCGAATACTACATCGAGCAAACCAACCAGCCACACTAGACCCATGATCAATAGCGTCAACTGCACCACACCGATATTGAAACCGTTATCGGCAAGCCGCTCCTGGAACGTGGCCGCACCAACGAAGGCCAGCAGCAGGCCGTTGACCATGTTGCCGCCACGCTGGAGGATGAACTTCTGGCGGGCAAGGCTTTGTATGATTCTTTTACGCTTTGGTGCTGTGATAGCGGTCTGTATTGTGGCCCGTAGTCGGTGCCGGTAGTGGGGGTCGAGAGTCACGCTGGCACCTCGTACGGAGTGACGGTCAGCGGGCCGGTGCCCTGAAACTCGCAGCACCATTCTTCCCCCCAGGGCGGCAAGGGGTTTTCAGAGGTAAAAATAACCATACCGCTGAACTCCCGGCCTTCTTTCACTACGCGCACCTTCCACGGCTTATTGGTGTTGGGTAAGTACGGCAACACAATAAACCCTTCCCACCCACGAATCTCTCCGACGCCTTCAATGTGTTCCCTGGTTCCAATGATTTCCCACTGCGAATCGTCGTCGGTTACATTGCCAATCTCTTCAATCATTCCCACCCTCCGCCCGCAGTATCCGCATGGCTTCCAAGCGGTCCTCCGGACCCATTTCCTCAAGCATAGCTTCCAGTTCTTCGTCAATGGCGGGGTCGTAGCTGCCGTCATAATCGCTTTCCTCGGCGGCTACGGTGGGCGTGATTAGGTGCTTGGTCAATACTTTATACGCCCCTGAGACTGCATCTATTTGGTCGTCATGTTGGTCTTTCTCGCCGAACATTTCGCACTCATCCAAAAAGTCCTCTATCCACGGCCCCTCGACAAGCAGAAAGTTTCCGGCCTGCGCTGCACTGGCCCACGGCCCGGCCCGCACGAACTTAGACTTTGACCCTACATGGTCTCCGGAGAATGTGAAGCCCGTCAGCACGTGGCGCCGGAAGTGATCGACCATGTACTTGTCACCGGCAGATGCCACTTCCATGCGTATGGGGATGTCGATTGTGTCCAGGGTGGCTGTCAGCAGCACAAGGCGCTCCACCACGCGGGGCTTGTCCCTGGTGCGCTGCATGTCCCGCAGGTAAAATATACCATCCTTCATGCCCAAGCGGGCGCCTGCGGTGAAGTCAGGATCCTTGCCGGGCTTCTGCTCAGTGGCGGCCATGTCCCAGAACCTGACCTCCTTCATGACCGCAGGGGCTTCCGGAACGATGCTGAACCATGAACGGGTGAACACCTTGCCCTGCTCCCGTACCTCCCAATCCCCGGCCAGTAGCTGCTCGCGCTCCACGGGCTGCAGCTCCATCAGGCTTTCGATGTACTCGGCGGTGTCGAGATAGGGGTTGTCCTTCAACCGGGCCGGGATGAATGGCCGCTTGGGGTGCTCAGGTTTAACGAAGCGGCCCTTTACCCACACATGGCCAACACCGCCAGGGTTACTTGCTGCCCGCATTCGTACGGGCACGTGGACGCCCTCCTTGCGGCGTAGGCGACTGAACAGGTATCTGTACTGCGATTCCGTGAACTGCGTCAGCTCGTCAAAGGCGATGAACTGGTACGCGGCGCTCTGGTAGTTGTACTTGTCGGTTTCAGCCTGCAGGTGGCCGAATTGCAGGGTGGCGCCGCTTGGAAAATGCCACGTCTTGCGCCCATCTGACCACACGGCATCGGTCGGCCCAAGCCACTCGTGCGCTCGGGGTATCATGCTGTCGGCTTGGTCTAGTTGGGGGAATGTGCGCCGGAGGATAAGCGCGGCGTAGCCCGGCACCTGCGCATACTGTAGGGCTGCCATGAGCATGGCGTCGGTCTTGCCGCCTCCAGCAGCGCCACCGTAGAGCGATTCCCGCTCGGGCAGCAATAGAAACTCGGCCTGCTGCTTGGTAGGGCTGTGCGGTATGTACGGGTTATTGATGACCGTCTGCAGGAGCAGGTCAACGAAAGCCGTCTCATTTTCCGTTCTTACCGTTTTTGCTGTTGCGCTTGGCACGTTTCACCCCGTTACTGCCGTTTCTCTTGGCCTTGACATTGGTGGGAGGCTGCCGGTCGGCTATCAGCTTGGCGGCCACATCGCTGTATGCCTCCATAGCGGCCTGTAAAGGCACCAAGGACTCGCTGTCCACCTCAGCTATGACACGCTGCAGGGCTTTCCCTTCAAGGCGCTCTGCGATGAACTGCACGGCCCACGCTTCGCCCCTAGCGGCACGCATCAACACGCCCCGCAGCACGGCTTCCATCATAGGCATGGGCTCACCGGGGGGAAGTTCGAACGTCTCACAGATGGCTTGTTTCAGGCCGCTAGGGGTTTGCTCCTTGCATAGCTTCTCGAGTAATTCCGGTATTTCCCGTGTTTTTTTGGGGCGGCCTGCGGGGTTTCCGGACTCCCCCGGCTTGAACTGGTAAGGGACTATCGACTCAGGCGCTGATCCCTTCTTGCTCATCAGCGGGCCTCCACGGGTTCCATCCCGCGTAGATAAGGGAAGGGGTTGCGGCGTATGAGTAGTTCATTTTTGCGTTTCGAATTCGGGTACACTGCCCCATTCCATTTATTTATGAGGTACAGCATCATGGCATGTTCACGCTCATCGGTGCGGTAGTCGCAAGCACCGCCAGTATTATCATAATGGCGAAACGCCGCCAGTAAGCGCCCGTCCCGCACTACCCTGCCATAGTGGAGCAGGTGGGCCAGCGTGTAGTCGTAGTCCTCCTTGAGAGTACAGGCGGCGTCAAAGCGTAGTGGAGTTGGCTTCACCATGCAAAAGTCGCCTATGATGAAATGGTGATATTGACACCGTGGCTTTGCAAAGTATGGATTATCTGTTGGTGGAATACCGGCTAAGTGGGCGGTGGTGTCACTGTGCAAGGTTTTATAGAGCAGTTCCGCAGCCATTATGCCGGTTACTTCATGCAAATTTGGCACCTGGTATTTGAACCATCTTAGGTCATCGCTCACCTGCAGGCTATAGACTCCCATATTAAACGCAGCGCTTAACGCTTGATTACGGGCTGCCACTAGCGAGTCGGATTCCATAACCTGCCCTGCGCCTTGGTCTCGGTAAGCGCTCGACTCACCGATGCCAACGTGCCACGTGGCGCCTGGAAAATGCGTACACATAGCCTGTACGTTTGCGGCCCGCTTGGTGCTTATAATAGCCGTTGCGTATGTGGTGTTCTGGCTCACTTCGCGTATTTTGGCGTGCGTTCCTGTGCTCTGGCAAGCTCTTCTTTTGCGTTGCCGCACTTCCCCATGTTCTCACGGTAGTACATGACGAGGCTCAGGCGGGTGGCTGGCGCGGCGCTGGACTGCAGTAAAGGCGTGTTGCCGTGCCACTGGTGCACGTCGACAAGCAGGACATCGCAGTTGTTCAGATCCACTGCGATGCCGTACCGGGGCAGCACAAAATAGCCGCCCTTGTAGTGGCCAGCCCGCAGCACTACGAGATTGCCGAAGCCCGCTTTGAAGTCACCGCGGTCAACGTGCACAGCGGTTTGGAAGTTCTTATTGACCGTTACGGTGGTAAACACCGTGTCCTTGATTACAAAGTCGGCGCTAGTGGCCTGCACTGCTGCCTGCTGGCGGGCGTAGTGCTCGGGAAGGAGCTCGGCGTATAGGTCGTTGACGCGCTTTATCACCGGGTGCGCCTTGGTGAACTGGTTGAAATGGGCGCCTGTAAATGCCGTCATGCGGCAGTAGGGGTGCCTGCTGCTGCGGTCAAAAAAACCGACTATGCCACTATTGACGAGGGCGGCCCTAGTGGTGCTTGAGTAAGCGCCATCCTTTTTTTTGAAGCGGTAACGGGTTGGGTTGATTTGTGTGGCTCCATGAAAATAGCCGGCGGAACGGGCTAAGTTACCCACTTCGGTAGGGTCTAACTTGCCACCGGCTATACCACGATTATCCGTCGTCGTCGCGGCCTCAAGTAAACCGTTGTAGGCTGCGCGGGCCTCTGGCATGGGGATGACGTTACGGCGGAAGCGCATTAGCGGGGCGCCGTCCTTGTTGTCAACGTCGGCGTCGTCCTCTAGAAGCAGGTTGTAGGCGTGCCGGTCCAGCTTTGTGCCCGCCAGGGCCGCCGCTTCCTCGTCAGTCAGTATTGGCGTTGCCGTTATTTGCCGCATTTTCAACCACCCTTAGAACTGCGAGTGTGATGTTCTCATCCTGAATGCGCACGGACGGCATGGCAGTCATGAACCGGGCGTGCTGGTCCTCGTTGAAAACCAACTGCACCATTTTGATGTCGGAGTCCGGGGGCTTGTCGTAGTCACCTCCCGACTCATCGCCGCCACCGAACCCGGCATCACCAAGCCCGAACTCGCTGGCATCGAAGCCCCACTGCAGCAGATTATCGGTGTCGAAATTGTTTGCCAGCTTGTCGTAGTCCCATCGGCCAGTGTTCTTGTTCAGGCGCACGTTGAGCTGCTTCTCACGCTCGATGTCCTCGATGTACTGGTACACGCAGGGCGCTTCGGTGTGGCCCATGTCCTTCCAGATACGTATGCGCTGGTGACCGCCGATGACAACGCGCAGGCGCTTGGGGTGCATGTTCAGCACGACCGGATCCACAAAGCCAAATTCCGAGAGGCTTTCCTTGATGTCGGCGTAGTCCTTTTCGGTCAGTTCGCGGGGGTTGTACTCAGCCGCGTTGAGCTCCGTGATGGTGTGGTAGTGGATTTCCAATCGGCTGGTGTCTGGTGGTTTCTTTTTGGTTAGCTTCATTTTCCATCCCATTCAATAGTGATTTCGGCCCCTGCTTTGACTTCAACCCATTGCCGCTCGATGTGCTCGCTGAAAATCTGCCTGTCATCATGGTAGACAATGCCTGTCATGGCGTCCTCAATGCACCGGGCCAGCTTACTGATGTCGGGGGTTTGGGCGTGCAGGCTAGGCGCGTTCGGCTTAAGGCGTTCGCTGTTCTTGCCGGTGCCGTAGTGTGCCTGTGGCCGCGTGAACATAAAGACTGCAGACAATCGGCACGGCTCCCTGGTGGCGGCCCGCTCACCCATCACCAAAGCCGCTTGCTGCGCTACGGCGCCATACCAGTTCTTCTGCCTCTCGGCGTTGGTCTCACGCAAGCGGGCTTTGCCAGCGATGATGAACGCCTTTTTGGAGCCCTGCTGTTGGGGCTTGCCGTAGACTGTGAAGGTGATGTTCATTGATACCGATACCGGTTCCGGAAAAAATCCCTATATTCCGGGTTCTCTGATTCTAGCCTAGCTATGTTCCTATCGTTGTATTTCGTTCTAATATCT